GCGTACCGGTGACGCAGCCTACTCGGCTTTCTTGAAGTAAATAATGGGGGCTTCGGCCCTCATTTTTAAAAGGAAACAAAATCATGCCAAATACTATTGCTGTAGGCGTTGCGTTTGAAGACGCACAACTTGACGGCGCAATTATGGGTAAATCTGGCGGCACAGCAGGTTTTTACGGCGCTACGCCGACAACTAAACCTGCGGCCAACACTGCTGCCTTAACTACAATCACGTCTACTGCACCCGGCACGCCGGACTTTGCAATTCAAGACTTGACTCAAACAACCCCATTTGGTTTTGTTACCAAAGACGAGGGTAATTCAGTTCTGGCGGTGATTGCAAATTTGCAAGCTCGTGTAGGACAGTTGGAAACTAAACTTCAAACTCTTGGTTTGTTGGCTTAAACTAAATGGGGGCTAATCACCCCCATTCTTAAATTATGAACATTACATTGACACACCCCATCCACGGCGCAAAGATTGCAACAATGGAGTCTGAGGTTGAAATGGATGAAAGAAATGGCTGGACTCGTTATAATCCAGACACGCCTTCTGAAACTGAAGAAGCGGCTCCTGTGAACGTGCTGGAAGTTAAACGCCGTAGAAAAACCACTGCAGAGGTTTAAAAATGACAACGTACACCGCTGGCCAACAAATCGAACGGGCGCTTAGACTTCTCGGTGTGCTTGCTGAAGGTGAAACGCCCTCTGCGGCTACGTCACAAGACGCCTTGATGGCGTTCAATCAAATGATTGATTCGTGGAACACAGAGCGTTTAGCCGTGTTTTGCACACAAGATCAAGTCTTTACATGGCCAGCAGGCTTAATTAGCCGCACCCTTGGCCCATCTGGTGACTTTGTGGGCCTTCGCCCTATTTTGCTTGACGACTCTACATACTTTAGAGCGCCCACCAATGTCTCGTATGGCATTAAGTTTATCAATCAACAGCAGTACAACGGTATTGCTGTTAAGACCGTAACGTCTACTTACCCACAAGTGATGTGGGTCAACATGACGTTTCCTAACATCGAGATGTACGTCTATCCACGGCCTACGCAGGACTTGGAGTTTCACTTTGTCTCGGTTGAAGAACTAAACAACCCTGCCACGTTGTCCACAATTTTGTACTATCCACCAGGCTATCTGCGTGCATTTACATACAACTTGGCCATGGAGTTTGCCCCTGAGTTTGGCGTTGAGCCAAGCCCACAAGTGCAGCGCATTGCAATGACTTCTAAACGTGACTTAAAGCGCATCAATAACCCAGATGATGTGATGGCATTGCCATACGCATTAGTTGCTAACCGCCAACGATTCAACATTTACGCAGGAAACTACTAACATGGCCACCATTGCAATTACTTCCCTTCCCGTAGCAACTGCTGCTGCTAGTACTGATGTTTTGCCAATTGTGCAGTCAGGCACAACTAAACAAGTTACCAACGCGCTGTTGTTTACTAATGCAACATTAGTTGCGCCTGCGCTTGGTACGCCCACCGCCCTTGTCGGAACAAACATTACAGGCACAGCTGCTGGATTGACTGCGGGCAATGTGACTACAAACGCAAACCTGACTGGTGCTATTACATCAGTCGGCAATACCACATCTTTGGGTTCATTTACATCGGCAAATCTTGCATCGGCATTAACCGATGAAACTGGCACAGGCGCAAATGTATTTGCCAACACACCTACATTGGTGACACCAGTAATTGGTGCAGCCACAGGAACAAGTTTAGCAGTCACAGGGTTACTTAGATCATCTGGCACGGCTGGCGTGGGTTATTCCACAGGCGCAGGCGGTGTAGTTATTCAAGGCACAAGCCGAACCACAGGTGTGACGATTAACAAAACAACTGGTCAAATCACGTTATTTTCTGCGGCAGGCACAACCAGTGCAACAACTTTCACTGTGACCAACAGCACCGTTGCGACAACCGATGTGATTATCCTCAATCAGCACACTGGCACTGATTTGTATGATTTGATGGTTACTAAGACAACCTTGGGTTCTTTTGATATTACATTCCGCACCACTGGCGGCACAACAACTGAACAGCCAATATTTAACTTTGCAGTTATCAAAGGCACGGATTCATAATGGCAACCAAGCCCAAGTCATCGGTCAACGAGGCTGGCAACCCAATTTCATATGACATGCCAGTTGAAAGACATCAATGAAAACGCCCATCCTTGGCTCTACTTATGTAGCGCGTTCTGTCAATGCGGCAGACGCTCGGATGGTCAATCTGTTTCCAGAGATCGTCCCAGAGGCCGGTAAAGAGCCTGCATTCCTAAACCGCGCCCCTGGTCTGAAACTACTCAACACTATTGGCAACGGCCCGATCCGTGGCCTTTGGGCGTTCTCATCTAATGACAGCACGGCCTTTGTTGTTTCTGGCACACAGCTTTACAAGATCAACACCTCGTATACCGCCACGCTAATTGGCACGGTGGCCGGTACTGGCCCTGTCAGTCTGGCTGACAACGGCACGCAGCTGTTCATTGCGGCCAATGGCCCCAGCTACATCTACAACAACACGACAAACGCCTTTGGCCAGATTACCGATCCTGACTTCCCAGGCGCTGTGACTGTCTGCTATCTGGACGGCTACTTTGTGTTCAACGAGCCAAACAGCCAAAAGCTGTGGATTACTGCACTGCTAGACGGCACATCCATTGACCCGCTTGAGTTTGCCAGCACCGAAGGCTCTCCTGACGGCTTGGTGGCCGTGGCCGCCAACTTCCGCGAGGTCTGGGCCTTTGGCACTAACTCAATTGAGGTCTGGTACGACTCTGGCGCAACTGACTTCCCCTTACAACGCATCCAAGGCGCGTTTAACGAGTTGGGCTGTGCTGCCCCTTATTCAGTTGCCAAAATGGACAATGGCCTATTCTGGCTTGGCCGTGACCGCCGTGGACAAGGTATTGTCTACCGAGCCAACGGCTACACCGGCGTGCGCATCTCAACCCACGCTGTTGAGTGGCAGATTCAACAATACGCCGATCTGTCGGACGCCATTGCTTACACTTATCAGCAAGACGGCCACAGCTTCTATGTACTGGTTTTTCCTAGTGCTAACACCACTTGGGTCTATGATGCGGCCACACAAGCTTGGCATGAGCGTGCAGGGTTTTCTGACGGCAACTTTACACGCCACCGTGGCAACTGCCAGATGGCGTTCAACAACAAGGTTGTCGTTGGCGACTTTGAAAACGGCAACATCTATGCGTTTGACTTGGACGACTTCAGCGACAACGGCAGCATTCAGAAATGGTTGCGTTCATGGCGTGCATTGCCGACTGGCCAGAACACTCTGCGCCGCACAACCCAACACATGATGCAACTTGATTGTGAATCTGGCGTTGGTTTAAATGCGTTTCCCGGCAATGAAAGTGAAAATATAGATACTGAATCAGGGTTAAATCTTGTTGCAGAATATGTGCAAACATATTTAGCTACTCAATCAGGCGACATCTTGACTACTGAGGCAGGAGATGGCTTTGAACCTTTGGGTCAGTTTGACTTACCAGATACTGACATTACGGGTTATGAAATTGTTACTAATTCCTACCCTGCTACACCAGGATATGACCCACAAGTTATGCTCCGCTGGTCAGACGATGGCGGCCACACATGGTCAAACGAGCATTGGGCGTCCGTGGGCAAGATTGGCCAGTATTACAAACGTGTAATCTGGCGGCGCTTGGGCATGACAACCAAGTTGCGTGACCGTGTTTATGAAGTGTCTGGCACTGATCCTGTGAAGATTGCAATCATGGGCGCAGAACTTATTCTGAGTCCAACGAATGCCTAGCCCTAACGCTACGCCAACGCCGATCACGCCACCACGGGTGCCGCTGATTGACCCTCGCACGGGTTTAATTGACCGCGCTTGGTATCTGTTTTTTCTGTCGTTGAATGATATTGCAACGGGCGTTGTTGACGATGTTAACCTTGGCACTGATTCAATATCTTTGATTGCGTCCTACGATGCCGCCTTGCTGGCTCTGGCACAAGAAGTTGAAACTTTGCCGCCAGTAGTTACCTTACCAGTTCCTGACGTACTGGGCGACTGCTGTTCGGCTTTAGAATCTCAAATGGCTGAGATGCAAAAGCAGATTGAGGCTTTGCAAGTACAACCGATTGTTGATGTCGGCGCAATAAGCGCAAGCATTGCTGCGCTGTCTAGCGCGCCAGTTACCAAGACCGCTGACTTTACTGTCGCCGCTAATGAGACTTGGCTTATCAATAACAAGTCAGGATCGACTTGCACGGTGACCTTGCCTTCAGCGTCTTTGTACGTTGGTAGGTATCTGACTTTTAAGAACATGCAGGCACAGACTTTAGTGTCGGCATCAAGCAACGTTGTGCCAATCGACAGTACCAGTGCTGGCACAGCAATCCTCTTGGCAGTTGTAGGAAATTGGGCGACAATGGTGTCTGACGGCACAAATTGGGTCATCATGCAACAAGCCGCAAACAACTGCCTCTTATTGGAGTAAATTATGACAGTCACCGTCAAAGTCCTCGTACCGGCTAAATTTGCCGAGAACGCACAAACAACCCAGTACACTGCGACTGGCGTTACCGCCATTATTGACAAGTTCACCGCAACTAACATCAGCGCGTCTGCCGCTACGATTAGCGTGAACTTGGTAACGACTGCTGGCTCTGCTGGCAATACTAACTTGATCACCAAGACCAAGACCTTGCAAGCGTCTGAGGTCTACACGTTCCCCGAACTGGTTGGCCAAGTGCTTGGCGTGGGCGACTTTATCAGTACAATTGCAGGCACAGCCAGCGCAATCAACATTCGCGTTTCTGGACGTGAGGTGACCTAATGATTGTTCGCAAGGCCACTGAAGCCGATCTGCCTGAGTACATTAAATTAGCGCAGGCGTTTCACGCTGCGTCACCGATGCACGGGTCAATTGGTTTTGATGTGCCTGGCTACTCACAGTTTTATTTGTCATCGCTACAAAACGACAGTATTGGTATCTGGCTTGCGGAGATTGAAAAAGAAGTTGTCGGTATATGCGGCGCTCTTGTGTACCCTCTTTACTTCAATCCTTCGGCGCTTGTCGTACAAGAGCTATGGTGGTGGCTAACCCCAGCCTCCCGTGGTAGCGGCGCTGGCGGTCAGATGTTTAAGCAGATTGAGCAATGGGCAAAAGATAAAGATGCGTCTGCATTATTTATGATTGCGTTAGAAGACAATCGGGCAAAAAAGATGGAAAATCTATACATCCGCGCTGGGTTTAGGCCAATGGAGCGCACATTTATCAAAGAGGTCACATCATGGCAATAGGAACAGCAGCCGCAATTCTTGGAAGCGCAGCGTTAGGCGCAGTTGCATCAAGAAGCGCGTCTAAAACACAAGCCGGTGCAGCACAGCAAGCCGCTGATGTACAAAGAAGTCAGTTTGAACAAACACGCGCAGATCAAGCACCTTACCGTGAAGCTGGCTATAACGCACTAGCAAATTTACAGCGCACGGCTGGTAATGTGCCTGCGGCTTTTAAGTTTGGTGATTACGAATTTAAAGCTGACCCAGGTTTCGGTTTTCGTTTGTCAGAAGGCCAAAAAGCGCTTGATCGCCAAGCGGCTGCCCGTGGCGGTTTGATTTCTGGCGGCGCTTTAAGAGCAGCGCAACGCTACGGTCAAGAGATGGGTTCGCAAGAATTTGGTAACGCTTTTAATCGAGCGCTAACATCATATGGCACAGATGTGGCGCGTGAAAACCAGTTGTATAACCGACAGGCCGCATTGGCAGGCATTGGTCAAACATCAACTAATTTGGTTGGCCAAGCTGGTCAGAACTACGCTACCAATGTAGGCAACTTAATGACTGGCGCTGGCGCTGCTCAAGCAGCTGGCCAAGTTGGCATGGCCAACGCAGTTACTGGCGGTTTAGGTACTTACCTGAACTATACACAAGGTAATGCGTTGCTTGACGCATTGCAAAGAAATCAAAATATGCAGTTGGTAAATACCGGCGGGTATTCTAATGTTCCAGCGTATATGGTTCAACCACCTGGAGGAAGATAATTATGGCGCTCGATCCAAACATTTCTCTTGGCGTTAGGGGTATTGAATTGGCCAATCCGTTGGCTCAATATGGCCAAGTTGCAGCTATTCAAAACGCGCAAAATCAAAACGCATTGGCGCAGTTTCAACTTGGTTCTGCTAGAAGACAAGAAGAATCACAAAACGTATTGGCTGACGTTTATAAAAGATCAATTAATCCTGAAACTGGCGCTATTGATAATCAAACCTTGCTAAAAAATTTGGCTGCATCTAACGCTGCGTATTTGATTCCTGATGTTCAAACCAAATTATTGGCAAGCGAAAAAGAACGAGGCTTGATCAAAAAAACTAACCTTGAAACAGAAGAAAAAGAATTTAAACTTAAAAACGATAAACTTAATTTTGCATGGAATTCTGTTGGTTCCGCGCCAACACCTCAAGACGCCATTCAAAAAATTACTGAAGGTATGAGAAACGGCGTTTTTGATATGAAGACTGCGACAGCAGATATTCAGAAAATTCAAAATATGACGCCTGAACAGTATCAACAATACAGAGTTCAAACAGTCATGGGCATTTTGGATGCCAAAGACAAACTTGGTTTTATGTTGCCAAAAACTGCTCGTCAAGACATTGGCGGTCAGATTGTTAGCATTCAAGACAATCCTGCATTGCCTGGTTACGGTATGCCAATTGCTGGTGGGTCTATAGCTAAAACGCCAACATTTGGAGAAATGGCTAGTCAAGGTCAGCTTAACTTGGCACGACAAAAATTTGCATGGGAACAAGCTAACCCAGGCTTTGAACTTAAAGAAGCTGAAGACGGCTCAATTGTTGGTGTCAACAAACGCACATTGCAAGCCTTCCCAGTATCTATTGGCGGGGCTGCACCAGCTGTTGCGCCAATGGCCGCGCCAGCTGCGTCTGGTATGCCAGGCGCTAGAGTTCAAGCAATCCCTGGCATGACTAGCGTGTTAGATCAGCAAGCCCCTGCAACAGCGCCTATGGCTGGAACGCCATTGCGCGGCAAAGGCACTGCACTGACCGAATCGCAAGGCAACGCCACGGCTTACGGCATGAGGATGAGAGAAGCCAATGCCATTTTGGAGCCATTAGAAAACGCAGGGAAAACAAATACTGGTTTGATCAAAGGCGCAGTTAGCGGGGCCGTGGGGCTTGTGCCATTTATTGGCGACAAACTTGAAGATGTGTCTGGCTCTATCTTTAATGCACTGCCGCGAGTGCTGGGTGGTCTTAGCCCAGAGCAACAACAAGTGGCTCAAGCAAGGATCAATTTTATCACGGCCATTTTGCGGAAAGAATCTGGCGCTGCAATTGGTGCAAGTGAATTTGCGACTGCGGAGAAGAATTACTTTCCCAAGCCTGGTGATGACGCTGCCACAATTGCGCAAAAGCAAGCGGCTCGGAAGACTGCAATTAAGGCAATGGAAATTCAAGCAGGGCCAGGCGCCAAGCAAATGGGCGGTGCTGGCGTTTTACCAGGCGCAACCGCAAACAATCCTTTGGGCTTACCAGGACTTTAATCATGGCAACACTTGCAGAGTTTCGCGCACAGTATCCGCAATACGATGCCGTGCCAGATGTCAAGCTGGCCGACTCGTTGCACCAAAAGTTTTACAGCCAAATTCCCAAGATGGAGTTTTACAAGACCATCGGGCTAGGCGCGGCCACTGCAATCCCTGGCGCTGAGAATGTTGTAACTGGTGTTAAGCCACCAGAAGTGTCTATGCGTGACCGCATTATGGGCGTGATTGAAACGCCATTGGCGCTTGGCGCTACTTTGGCCGGCGGTGCTATTGCACCTATCGTTGGCATTGCTGGCACATTGGCTAGTGGCAAATACGGCACTCAAGAAGGCATTCGCGCTGGCCAAGAAGCCATGAAGGCTGTTCAGTATCAGCCACGCACACAGACGGCCAGAGAAGCCTTGGGCGCTGTTGGTGAGTTCTTGCAGCCAGTTACAAGCGCTCTGCCGCCAACACTTGGATCGGTTGGCACAACGCTTAACGCTCTGGCTCCCGCGACATTGATGCAGGCTGGTGCAGTTACTCGCCCTATGGTTACTCAGGCAACCGCACCAGTGCGCAATGCGTTGGTCAATGTGATGACACGCGAACAACAGCCTGGCATGGTTGGCATGGGCGCAGCCAGCACGGCTGAAGATTTGATGCGTCAGCAACGGTTGGAGCAATTTGGTATTCGCGCAACAGCTGGTGAACGTACCAAAAACTTACAGCAACAACAATTTGAATCTGAAGTTCAGCGCGGCGCATTGTCTGGCGTGTCTGAAAAAGCAAAAGAAAATTTAGCAAAAGAAATGGGCGCGTTTAAAGTTGGTCAAAAACAAGACATCTTGAATCAATTTGAACGCATGACAAATGAAGTTGGTGGAACAATTGATAGAAGCACACCTCGCGCACTTGGTAAGTTTGTTGATGACACAGTAAGTAAAATCTACACCGAAAAATTTAAAGATTACAAAGCCAAATATAAATTGGCAGATGATTCTGGCGAAACATTAGAGCAAGTTCCGTATCAAAATTTGCTTGATTACATTGGAACAAAAAGCACTACACGCCGAGAAAAATTAGATCCAATATTAAATGATGTGGCTGAATTATTGGCCATGAATGATCCCCAAAAAACTGGGACTATTTCAATCCGCAATT